CTTTATTATACGTATATCACGTTGGTTTAGTAGTATCCGATGACTGATACTACTTTAATTATAACATATACACAATATATAGTGAATTAGTTATTTGTAATAAATTTCGTCTTCCCAGATATCATAATACATTGTTGGTGGTTGCTCAAACCACTCTTTGATAATATAACCAACAGCGATGGCTAATAAAACTATTCCTACGGACATAATTCCTCCTATTACTAATACTATTAAGAACTATACTACCAGATATAGTTTTTGTCAAGCCAGACTGAAAAAAAACCTGAACCTGAACTCCAGACAGCGAAACGACAAAATCGGCAAAAAACCTTTATTACTAGCCATTATTGTCGTACTGACTGTGTAAACCTGATGCAAAACAACAAAACACAACATCTGGGGGGTAAAGGACACATACCACTATATATAGTGTGGAAAACTAGGAAAAGACACAATTCTCCTGTTACCCTTGCGAAACCAAGCCCTATAGGGTCGCGGTCAAACTTGATTTAGGCATAACTCACCTATTGCAGTACCAAAAAGCAAGTTTATACTAGCTTTCTAACAATCTATTTAAGGCCTATAGATACTATAAGGCGTTCCGAAGAACGCCCTAACTACCTATAGAGTATTCAGTTCTAAGAGTAGATTCTCCTTAGATATCTAAAGAGTATGTATAGAAGTACCACAGGCAACATAAGCACATAAAGCAATGCTTTGTATAAGTCTGGATACTCTACCATCGATATGAGTATTGCAGTTACAAATAAGGTTACTAAGAAGCCACCCATTGTAACTGTTAATAACTCCATTTAATTACCCCAATCTGTTATGTTCCAATCTGAATCATAATATTCTGAGTCACCATAATATGGGTCGTCATCATCATATTGGTCAACCATACCATCCGCAACGAATTCTGAGATAGCATCACGTATAGTATCTTGGTCAAGTTCGTCACCTTCATTGAGATAACCATCATCAATTAAGGTTCCGACTGTTATAGTATGAGATACATTATATGTAACCATTTGAGTTTCGGTTACACTTGTCTCAAAACTAACCTCTCTATCTCTTTCGATAGGTGCAGGTTCTTCTGAGTCGATTAGCCAGGCTGGAACGCCTGGGTCTCCATGTCTAACCATTTTAGACTCTCCCTTCTGCGTGTGCGATAGAATCTACAAACAACGCTTTGTAAGCATCAACTTCTTCCAACATTGTTTTGCTTCTATCTTTTCTAGTGACACAACCGATACCATTGTAATGTCTACGCAAGTATCTCTTAAGTTCTGGCCATCTATTTTGCTCATTAACAAACTGTACAAATTTGTCAACATCAAAGATGTCCAATACTTTAGTAACGTCAGTATATGCTAACTGCTCAATCATGTATGTATAGTTATACATAGCATTGAGGAAGCTAGTACGCATAATTGCACGCTCTGAGCTATAAGTACCTTTAGGGAACCTAAGCTCAATAGTATTGTGACGTGTTCTCATTACAATGTAGTTTCTAGTTGTATTAAGTCCACGTCTGTTATCACGTGATATGTCACTAAATAGTGTTTCAACACTAGGTAGTCTGTACCATCTAGCCCAACCACCAAGCTTGCGTTGTCCAATCAATTGAATGAACCTTGCAGCTCTTTCTGGGCTATGGTGTCCTTGAACATATAACCTTGCATCAGCAAAATGCTCAATCAACTTGTAGAATAGAACAAGTTGTTGGTCGCTGAATGCACCAAGTGGTATATGCATATGACCACCAGTATTTTCACCATAATGGCCTTGCCATAGGTATGTACTGAATGTTGCTTCGAACACACTATAAGCGTTTGATTCTCTAGCAAAATCAGGTGTCATAGGTGCGAACACAAACTCACGGCCACCATTATTAAGTGAACCATCAGTCTTAACAGTACACATAGGCTTGTATCTAAATTGTTCCCAACCTTTAGTAGTAGATTGGTTTCTTAGATAGTTGCGAATGTTTCTATTAGCTTTCGCCACAACAATGTTGAACTCTAAGTCTTGGTCACTTCTATTCAATGAGTGAATCACAGACCCATCTTCAACTTCTAGTTCTGACTCAAAACCAACTGGTAGGCCATAGCGTACCAATTGCTCTCGCAATGGTCTGAGCTCATCTGGTTGAATAGATATGCTATCAATAGGAGCATATAAATTACCATTAAGCCCATAAACCATAGACCTACCTGCTAATTGTTCAGTGCCTAAGCGTTGTTCTCTGCTAAAGAAATCACGCTCTGGCGCATCAACACGTACTCTGTTGCCTTTCGGCTTTAGTGTAGCCACTGTCTTAGTCCTTTCCGAACAACTTCTGTTGTTCTATAATTAGTGCTTCTTGTGCTGTGATGTCTTCTTCATCCTCAACACTTCCAGTTATGAACCAGTCTTCACTAATGTCATCTGCACTTTCTGGAATATAATATTTAGGGTCATCGACCTCAATATCAATTGCTTCCAAATGCTCGCCGTCTGTATAATTTACACAGTCGGCTCCACAATCTGGCCAGTATTGGTTGACGTCCATCTCAGCATTGCACTTCTGACATTTAATCTTATTGTCACGTACATGCCATTGGAAGTCTTCCATCATGTCTTGTGGAGCATCATAACCATAAGCCACCATCATTTCCACAATCATGTCAGCACATTCTTCGTCTGACCATGCATCCTGTGGGATAAGACCCCATTGGTCGCATAATTCAACATCGAATAGCTGAATAGTAGCTTCTGGTTCGTCACCAATTGTGCATGAAGCACCTTGGTCACGATTGACTGGCTTAGACTTAGCTGGTTCTGTTAGTTTATTGACGTAGGACTTAGTACCCCACTTCATCTTGGCTGAATACTCCAAGTATGAATCGTTTGAATACCAAACGCCATCTGACCACTCACCACTAGCCTCGTTGATAATGTAGGAATCTCTACGCAACTTAGGATTAGCTGTGAGAATGACTAGCTTGTTATAGCTACCAATCACATTACCCAAGTGGTCGATGTACCTACTGTCATCAAGTGCAGTTAGTTTCTGGTACTGCAAGAACGTTTCATTAAAGTAACGAGTGTCACTTATGTCACGCTTTGCAGGTGGATGAAACTGATGTGGCAATATACCGTTGTGTGCAAATACTGTTTGAGTATCTACATTGAACGGATGATTATTATCCATACATACTGAACCATGAGTTGCTATTCTCATGTGAACAAGTACGTCAGCATCATCACCATATTTGTCAATTACTTCGTTGAACTTACTAATAAATGGTTTAAGTTTCATAGTCTTAAAGACTCGAATCTTACCTTTATCATCAATCCAACTAATGCCACCACCATCACTATTATGTTTCCACATAGTTTCAAGTGTTGCATTGTCTATTTTTGCACCCTTAGGGATGCTTGCTATTATACACATTAGAGTGTACCTCCTTCTTCTGTTATTAATTCCAGAGTGTCAAGATGGTCAACGACCATTCCACGCTCTGTTGTATCAGCAAACAACCTACTTAGGTCGTAGCTGTTTGTTTCTCTACCAAGCTTGATAAGGTTTTGGTATCTGTTTCTATTACCTTCTGTTGATAATATATAGAACCATAGCTTATCATCCCAGTAGCTAACTGTCAAATCGTTGAAGAACTCACGATAAAAACCGTTTTGTTCTCCATCGGTTGTGTTGTAATATGGCAATTCAGAAGCAACTAAGTTCTTAGTCATTCTGTAAACTGCATCTACAAACTCAACTCTAGCTAGGACTCTGTCCTTGACAGTAGTAGAGTTGAAATATCTAAGCTCGATAGTATTCTCTTTAACTAAGTTAAAGCCATCATACTTACCATCGCCACCTCTATCAGTACGTCTACGTAAAGCAGTTGCTGCAATAATATCATTTGTATTACTGAGCACTCTGTTTCTACGCTCATGATATGGCATGCGCCAGTGAGCCCATCTATCTGAATGTCTCTGAGCAACTTTGTACAACAAAGTATTCTCAGATGCAACTTGACCATCATTTATAAATACATCATGTTGTCTCATGAAGTAATCAATGAAAGCCCAAAGATGTCCAGTAGTAAATGCATCATGGTCAATATGTATATGAATACCATTGCCAAAGTTTCTACCTCCACCTTCGTTGAACATTGCAACATATTTGTCTTTCAACAATTGCCAGAAGTCATCTGGTACTTGTTGCCATGCATCTAGGTTCATTGGTTGTGTAACAACCTCTTGACCCCAAGCAGAACCAGAGTCAACTGAACTATCTTTGACTCGGTATGCTAACTGAACGCGTGAGCGTTGTACTTCACTCCATGCTGGGTGAAAGAGCTCAATTAGTCTACGATGTGTATTTTCCATATCGTTTGCATCTTGATGCTCATTTCTTCTACCAACAATCTCTAACTCCATACCATAGAATGGACCCATCTCTGAGTTTATGATATGTGATTGAGTAATAGGACTTCCACTACTCATAGAGCGAGAAAATGTCATCGATTGTTGATTAGACATTAGCTCTGTGTTGGTCCAAGTAATTTGTCCAACAGGCTTAATCAATCTACCATCTGAATGTGTAGATGTACTAACCTGCCAAACAGGGAATGTAAAGTCCCAACTATTTTTCTCTAGATTCATCTCTGGTAATCCATGTCGAATTACATGTATAGGTGTTCTAGATACTCGTATCACTCTTCTGAGATTTGGTCTAGCTGACCCATTGTATCTTTGAGATAGATAATTCGAGAATTGACTCGCATCATATATCGTAAGGAACATGCTGTGGTCATATATGCTATTACCATCATCATCTTGAGTAGCAAGGTCTTCATCAAAATACAGTGCGGTGTATCCTGTTGAACGTACTAGACCTTGTTCAAGGTCATCGGCATTCATATCCAATGTCTCTTCTCTAGTGAATAGTTGGAATCCACCATCTTGTAATATATCCCAAGCTTGTACTGACTCTGCTTCACCCATATCAGAATATGAATACCAGTCAAAGGTATTACCGACATGGCCAATAGACTCATATGCACATTCATCAGGTCTAAAGATATCCTCTTCTGAAGCCCATGATAAATACTTCCTAGCTTCAAGACTAAGTTCCACTGTTGGACCATAGTTGTTCTCTTCTAAGAAGTCACATGGATAGGCTGTCACGTCTTCCCATTGATAGGCAGATGAGTTTCTAGTTGTAGGAACTCTACGCCAGAAAGGAACTAGTGTTTGATTATAAATCCAACCAGTTCTATCCCCATCTTCGTCCATCATGATTGAACGTAGGAATTGCCTTGTAGGTCTTTGCTCACGACCGACACCGTAAGGGAATCTTACGAATGCATTGGTATGTGGGTCAAAGCCAGCAGTATATGTAGATGCACATAGAAAGCAGATTGAGTATCTGCTTGCATTGCGCTCCATGTTAATTGCAAACACAGTATTGTTTTTGTTAACATGTGACATACATATTTTGCATTCCTTATACTGTCTGAGACTACTACGAGTACTAGGCTTGTAGATAACTTGTTCAAAGATGTCCCACTTGAACGTATCGTAGTAACCCCAGAATGGAGTAGCTTCTTCGTTCAATGAATAGGATATATTGTGACTAATCTTAGTCACACCATCTTCAAAGTAAGGAATGATGTAAGACGTTGAGAAACATCTATCTACGCCATTCTCATCTTGAATGATTGTGAATATATAGTAGATATTACTCGCTGCTACATCTTGAGCATTTTGTCTGTAGTACTTATGTTTAATACTGTTATTAAACGGATTACTAAGAAACCTCTGCTGAAATTGCTTTTCAAGGCTTTCAGCTACTTTATACAAGTAATAAGGTTGCTCAACTATACCTGCGTTATTAAATGAACTAGCAGGAACCTGACGAGTTTCGTTCATGTTAGCAAAAGCATTAGCTAATCTATGAATCTCGTCATGTTCATGATGAACAGTCCTACCCAATAGTGGAGTAGGGTCTTCATTTTCTGCACGACTTTTAATACAACTACACATAGTAAGCATACGTTGTATGTTCTTATGTGATACGATATAGATTTTAGACTCAGACCAAAGGCCGTAGTCTATAACGTCTGTATCAGTTCTTTCACTATAAGGAACCCTATAGTCTGCTACTTCGTGTAAGTGCTGGTTTCTCAACCTGTCATACAGATAATCCCAGTTAATATCAGCATCGGTAATGTTACCTCTGTTGTGATATGTGGTTTCATCATGTAATGAGAACAAAGTTGGAAACTGTTCTTTTACTTCTGTAATGGAATTAAGTGTCCAAAACATATTATTTTCTCCTTCCCTGTGCTACTGCATTTCTGCTAATAACACTGTTATGTATTGATATATTGCTATTAAGAATAACAGATATCTATACAAAGGTCAAGTAGTTTATCTACTTAACGTTTGTCATCACCTGCTTCCCATCCAAGCATTGCCTGCTCGAATTCAGCATCAAAGGCTAAACCCTCCTGCTGTGTTTGAGATAATTCATTCTCAATTTCTGCAACGTAGCGTCTGACAAGCTTACCTGTGTAACCTTTACGTCTCCACTCGCTGGTTTTTAGACCAAAGACATGATACTTCTTGCCTTTACTGTCTGTATGGTCGAACCATTTGTAACAATCTGATATATCCATATCTTCTGGAATATCATTTAAGTTAGCTGGTACGTGTAACCATCTGGCTTTGCCTCCACTAACTGCGTTAGCTTTGACTTTACCATCTGGTTTTAACTCCAACTCCCCTCTTAGATAAGCTCCCATGAACTCATCTAATGAGTAGGAATTAGAGGCTTTAGCTGCGGAGTCAATGACTCCCTTGCGATTAGCCACTATTGGCCTCCTTTACTCTGAGAATATCATCCACTGCATGTAGAACATCAGCGTAATTCATTCCCTGCATTTCCCTGATTGCGTCAGGATTCGCGTCTAAGTAAGATAAAATCTCCTTAAACCTCTTATTAGATAAACGAACTGGGTTCGTCATATTACTTCTATTCCTTTCCTGTTAACTGTAGAATCCGAAATTGAATTCTCACCATGCTAACACTGTTTTGTTTAGGGGTAACATTCCTCTAGACCACTGAAACTTGGTTTACAGGAATGCTACCCCAGAGTTAGCTATTATCCTTTGAACATGCGTTTACCTAACTTGTTAGCTAAGTACATGCATGTACCTTGAAACATTATAAGAAATGCCCATGCACTAACATTTAAGTTAAGCAAACCTAGTACAAATTCCTCTATGAATATTGCACCCATTAGAACCTCCTTCCATATTTCTTCTGTTCATTTTTCTGAGCTCTAATTATTAGTAATAATCCTATTACTCCTAATAATCCTATGTATAAAGGGAACATTTGTTACCTTCCTTTCTAGATTGATGTTACTTACATTTGCAGTACTGACTTACGTCAGACTTACAAATGTTTGAGTCTTTACATTCACGACACACATCATCACCTTTGAACCATTGTGATTCAGGCAACATGTGTTCGCAATGATAGCAATTCAACATTTGCTAACTCCTTTCTCCTATTGATAGCTTATTCTTATGTGCGAAATTGACTAACTCGTCCATCGCATGATACCTACACAGCACTTTTCCTTTCTCCAGATTGGACTGGATATATGGAGGAAAGCTACATCTCTCCTCAGTGTGTGTTGGATTATTTCTGATACATTTCATATCAATTGTTCCTTTCTGTTATTACTCCCACTCAACCCAAGATATTACTCTTGGAAAGTGTTTGATAATTCCTTCAGCTCCAGGTAATGACAAGAATCGTTCTCTGTCATATTCCCAGAACAGGTACAAGTCTTTGACTTTGTCGTCAAAGATAAGCTCTTTGTATGACACCAACATTGGTTGGTGAGATTCAGCTTTTTCTTTTGTATAATCCACTAAGAATGGATTAGTAAAGTCAAGCTGTTTCTCTGCAATCATCTGAGCTAATATCCAGTAATCATGGATAAGTTGCCCAGTATCATGCAGGCCAAGGTCATACTCAGCTGCTTTAACTATTGCTAGTTTGCTATATAATGTGGAAAAGTCTCCCCACTTCATATTATTTCACCTCCTTCTTATCTGTTCCAATGGTTTTGGTCCAACCTGGGAAGAAATGGTTTACTATTCCATTCTCTCCAGTTAGTCCGTGTATTACTAATGCACTGAATAGTGCAACTCCGATTAACTCTTCCATGAGTTTATCCTTTCTGTTAATGCACGTGCTTCATCTTCAACACGTACTCTTTCTTTTATTATTTTGTTTAGTACTGATTGGTGAACATGCACCATACTAAACTTAACTTCATCATCCAGTAAGTCCCAATACTCTTCAATTGTATCGTTACTCATAATCTGTTTGTAGAAGTCGTTGTACAAGCTAATGTAAGCTGAGTTCCAATCAAAGTCAATAAACTTATCGTTTACATATTCTCTGTAGTTAAACAACTCACCATATGTTTCTTTCTCAACAATGATGCTGGTATCAAATACAATAACTTGTCTCATGTGTAGGTCATACACATCAGAATAGTTATCGAAGAAGTTTTGAGTAATATACATAGCTTTGTAGTTCTCTTGTATGTAATCCCATGCATGATAGTCTTTGTAATGTTCAAGAGCACCAACCATCTTAATTTTATCTATAAGAGTATCTCTTTCTTCTTTAGTAAGTCGGTCTTTGTTAACGTCAGGCTTACCTATTTCCTTTCTAAAGTCTTTCTCAACAACACTAGACAACCTAGCAAGTTGTTCTGTCTTACGACCATGCTCAAAGTTAGGATTAGGTAAATCGTCTATAGTATTGATTATATAAACATCGTTTTCGTTACACTCTATTGTTAGTTTGTGTCTAAAGTTCCAGTTCTTCTCTGTAACCATGTCTTTATAAATTCTTTCTGCTTTGTTGACACCTTTAAATCTCCAGTCCATGTACTCATTGCCAAAGCCTAAGTAAAGACCAGCAGGCTTCCAAGTAGGCCATCTGGACTTAACATTCCAGTTAGAAAACTCAGTACCTTTGTATTTCTCTGGTCTCCACCTGATGAAGTCTGACTTACTGAAGTGTGTTAAATTAATCGTAATCATTTCATTATTAGAATCAGCATGGAAGTTGGTTTTGCCTAAAGCCATTTTCTCCTCCTTGTTAGCCACTGTATGTTTCACTTTCTGTAAGGTCTTGCATTGGGTAGTGAACCTTGATTTCCCTTACTCTCTTGCCAGTCTGTCTAGCATAAGCTGCTGCGTAGATTCGGCATTGGTTGAGGTGAGCTTGTATGTCTTGCTCTGTAAGCTTGCTGTAGTTCTTATAGTCAATCACTGTGAAGCTGTCATCACTGTGTAGCTCGATAAGGTCAGCAGAACCTTCGTACAAGATACCAGCAACTGGTGCCTTAACTACATGCTCTGTAAGATACTCTGCGTTGTGGTCAATGATTCCAAGGAATCTATTGAATAAAGTTACTGCGTAACTTTCCTCAACTTCGTTGAGTTCGATGACTACGTCATCGTCAAGCTTGCTTTTAGCTAATGTGTAATCACTTAGCTTGTGATTAACTGCAGCCTCAAACACTTCGTGCATGTATGAACCAAACTCTGTCATGTTAGCTTCGAAACCTTCTGGTTTATCTGCTGTGTGTAGAACTTGGTTGTCATACTCACCAAGTCTGTATGACATCTTTGATGGTGAAGCAGGAACTTGGTTCTCCTGTTGCATTCTGTAGTAATTTGTGTACATCATTTCCATATCATTCTCACCATCGAACTGGGATTCCGCGAACCCGAGTTTGTCCCTTCGCTCATTCATAATGTCGTGCATAGTCATACTTGTTTCTCCTTAGGTAGGGGCCTCAGTAAATTAAAAGGCCTTTTTTACACTACCGTTTAAGTGGTCCGTACAAATTTTTTGGGTTTTCCAAATCCACCTCAGGTGTGCAAAATAGGCTAAAATTACCTTGTATATGGGTAGAAAGACTAAATTAACTCCTGAAATTCAAGAGACCATATGTAATTGGCTTAAATTAGGCTATTACCAAGAAGATGCAGCCGTTATGGCTGGTATTGCTCCGTCTACTTTCTATGATTGGCTTAAAAAAGGCGCAGAAGAAGACAGTAAGCAAGAGGAAATAAAGGCCTTGACTGATGGAGGTACCTCTTTACCTGCAATTCCTGAGGGTAGTGACCTAGAGGTTGCTTATATTTATTCGGAGTTTTCGGAGGCTGTAGCAAGGGCTCGAGCTGAGGCTGAGGGTGCTCATATAAAAAACATTAGAAGAGCTGCTGATAATGGGACATGGCAAGCTAGTGCTTGGTTCTTAGAGCGAAGTTTTCCTAAGAAGTGGGGTAAGAGGTCATCTCTAGAAATAGACGCACAGGGAGATGAACCTATTAAATTTCAGATTTCATACGGAGACTAAGTGGTCCGCGCATTTTTTTTGGGTTTTTCCTGCCCATCCCAAAATAATTATCTTTATATCGAACATTTGTTCGAACATACTATATAGCCTTTATTTTGTCTTAATAGTCCTAGCATTGCATAGCCATCCTGTAGTTAAATCTACTTATGGAAAAATATGACTTACATAGTGACTTAGATGATGTTATGTCTGTACCTGGGTTTTATAAGAAAGCTGCTTGTAAAGGACATGATAATCAAGATGATTTCTTTCCAGAGCGAGGAGGTTCTACTATTGTTGCTAAGGCTATTTGTGGAAAATGCCCTGTTCAAAAAGAATGTTTGGAATATGCTGTAGAGCGAAAAGAACGTTTTGGAATTTGGGGAGGTAAATCAGAAAGAGAAAGACGCGCCATTAGACGAGAAAGACGCCTTAAGGCAAATCGTCCTCGTCCAAATGGTAAATAGCATCTAGTTGTTCTACTGAGAATCTACCTAAGTAGCGACCTTCTGCTCTTTTAGATTTTTTTGGTTCGAACTTTGCTCGTTCTATTTCACGTTTACTAGCAAGCCCTAAGCCAATCATTCCTAATATACTCATAATATCTCCTATAATTAAAGATTTATAGTAACACTTAAATAAAACAGTGATAGTTTTTAATGTTAAAAATATGTTAAAAATTTTTTATTTTTTTTACTTTTCATTCATACCAATGTGGTATTCTTATAAAGCCTCAACAAAAGTTGTAGGTATAAAGGAAAGTCAAAGACTTTCACGGAAATAGGAGAATACTATGAGTAGTAGTAAAGACTTTATAAAAATAAAGTTAAATACATTAGGGGTAAGAACATTACCTCATCCATTCGCTAAAGACATACAAGAAATTTATTGTTATGTTCAGGCTCAATCGTTAAAGGAAATAGATATCCCTAACGACCCAAATCCAAGAGACCCAATTACAGATAAGAAATCATTTGATGAATTGTCTGAAATTGTTGCACAAGCTGATACACACCCAGATATGTTTGGGTATGCTGCAATTGGATTACACATTTATGCAAGTGAAGCTGAATTAGATAATAAAACAGGTGAACTTACATTAAGTCTATCTAAATCAAAAACAACTAGAGATGGTCTTGTAAATGGTAATCACTTATTAAAAGCAATTCAAGATGCAGATGAAGTTCCAGAGGACAGATTTGTTAGAGCATTTATTATGACAAAAGTTCCAGAACTTAAAAAACTTGACATATCAGTTGGGTTGAATTCATCTAATGAAGTATCCAAAGAATCTATTTGGAACTATCAAGGTAAACTTGATTGGATTAAAAAATCTCTTAAAAATACTGAGTGGGAAGATTTAGTTGTTTATCACCAAGGTGACACAGGTAATTTTCCAGTAAGAGATATTCTTACAACTCTATATACATTGAGAATTGATGGAACTGAAATGAAATTCAAACCTGAAATAGATACTGTTGGTTATGGTCGTAAACATACAGTTATGAGCATATATGATAACGATGAGAATATTGATTTATTTTCTGTTAGAGATAAAGATTTAGCGAAAATCTTAAAATTTCAAGACTATATGCAATTTACTGCTGAAAAGCTTTGGAAAGAAGCTGGTGGTGATGAAGAGACATATATGTTTAAAACATATTCTGCAGCAAAATGTCCTAGCAATCCTACAGAAGGAAAGCCAGACCGAATGTTACAAAATGGTGTATTAGTGCCATTGTTAGCAGCCTTTAGAGCTTTAATAGCTTTTGATGGAAAGTTTGATTACCATAAAGCAAAAACTATTTGGGATTCTATTGGTGCAGAGTTAATGTTAGAACCACACATGACAGCAAACAATTATGGTGAGCTAAGACCTGTTGGTTATGACAAAACTTTCTGGATGAACTCTTTTATGAAAGTTCTAAAAGAAGCAAAAATGCAATATCCAAAGTACAAAAAAAAGAGTGCTTAAAGATATTATCCTTCACTAAGAATTTACCTCGTCTAAAATGGCGAGGTATTTTCTTATCTTTAAATACCACACCCTATCTTTTGAAATGTTAAAGTAATGTTAAGTCGGCATCCACACCGACCTCCTCCCATCATCGGCTCTCTTAGGAGAGCTGTATCTAAAATACTAATCTGCTAAGATTTTATTATGTCAATATTTATAGCAATGCCAACAATGCACGATACGGAATTTGAAGCCACGATATTAGATGCATTTTCAAAAGCAAATAAACCAGAAGATATTTATTTTGGTATACGCTCTATGTCTTCATCTGATAAAGAAAAAGAAAAGCTAGATAAAGTTAAGAATCAATTTGGTAAAAGAATAAGAGGTTACGTTGATACTATTTCTGAACACAATAGATTAGAAAAATTAGGTACAGGTATTGCAAGAAAAGCTGTAGCAGAATTGTACGATGGTGAAGATTATATTTTAAGTATTGATAGTCATACTTTGTTTATTGATGGTTGGGATTCTTTATTAATTAAAATGTACAAAGAAGCAGTAGTTGAAACTGGTAATTTAAAATCAATACTTACTGCATATCCTTCTAAATATAAATATATTAACGGAGAAAGAAAATTTTTAGATAGCAATATGCTTTATCCGTACATAGGTTGGGAACAGAATTGGACCTTAGATGAATTTCCTTTTTTATCTAGACCATTATGGGAGGGTTGCTTGCCTTGGATGGTAAAACCATTAGAACATTCAGTAAAAAAATTTTTACCAACTGGTAAATTTAGTTATAATTTTTCTTTTAGTGGTCAAATGTTTCTTTATGATGAAGACACTGAAATTGTAATAATGGAAGAAGATATGATTAAAACTTTTAAATTGCTTCATGATGGTTGGGAATTAGTACATCCCAATATTGGAGAACCTATTATTGGTCATATGTATTTAACAGAAATTGATATAAATGGTGGAAGTAGAGCTTACTGGCATATGTTCTGTAGCGAAGAAGAAAAGCAAATGCTTGAAAAAAAAGAACTAGAAAATTTTTATAGATACTACAACGACCCTAAGTATTCTGACACTATAAATAAATATGAAGATTGGATGAAAGCTTCTTTTAAAGAACAATCTCAACATAATTATCATATTCCTAAAGATTGGTTTCAAAATGTCTAGAGTAGAGTGGGATTCAGAAAACGAAACATATTCAGAATTTAAAAAACGAAGAAGCAAGTCTCATGGTATATCTGGTATGGGACAAAAAAAGCGAGAAGGGACAGGAAAAATAAATAAATCTGCACTTCGTGAAAAAGCTTTGAAACGTGCAAATTACAGGTGTGAGTGGCCTGAATGCAACGATACACAGTGGCTGGAGATGGCACACATTACTGGAATTGGGATGGGAGGCAAAAATAGAGACATCTCTAATGATGAAGGTAATGTGGCTATCTTTTGTAAATTTCATCACGATATTTTTGATGGTAAAACAATATCTGGACAAAAAAGAGAGTACACTAAGTTTGTAAGAGCTTACTTGGGGAGATATGCCTAGATATGATTATAAGTGTTTAGTTTGTGAACACGTTTATGAGATAGAACATAAAATTACTGAGGACCCAGATATTATGTGTCCTAAATGTATTTTTAAATGTCAAAGACAAATTTCAACAAATGTTATGTTTGAAACACCAATGGATGCAGATTTTGTACAAGACCCTGCAACATTAAGTGCTAAATCATTAGCCCAAGTTGAAAAAGCTAAAAAACAAAAATTTAGATGGTAGGAGATTATGGATTATCAATTTATTACTGAAGAAGATAAAAAAACTATTGTGGAATCACAATTAAAAAAATTAGAAGCAGACCACTTTGCAATGTTATTACTTGAACCAAACAAGTTGCAAGATTCGCAAAATCATTTATCTTGGCAACAAGCAAAAACTGGTATAGAGAATTCTATAGAAAGGCTAAGAAACAAATCAAAAAATTTAATTTAAATGCCAATATACGCACCAGAATTACCTTCATTACATGAAGCACAAAAAAAAGTTGCAGAAAGTGATGCACGTTGGAAAATACTTTGTGCTGGTCGTAGGTTTGGTAAGACTAGACTTGGTGTTCAATTATGTCTCCAAACTGCCCTTAATGGTGGAAGAGCTTGGTGGGTTGCTCCTACTTTTTCTATTGCTAGGGTTGGCTGGAGAGCACTCGAAGCAGCAGCAATGTCCTTTCCTAGAGAAATTGAACCAAAAGTTTCAATCGCTAACATGGAAGTTCTTTTTCCAAATGGTGGTTTTATTGCTTGTAAGTCTGCTGATAATCCTCAACGTCTAAGAGGTGAAGGTTTAGATTTTATTGTTATTGATGAGGCAGCATTCGTAAAGCCAGAAGTTTGGCAAGAAGTATTAAGACCTACCTTAACTGAAAGAAAAGGTTCTGCATTATTTATTAGTACTCCACTTGGTATTGGTAATTGGTTTTATGACCTTTGGGAAACTGCTGGAGAACAAGATAATTGGGAAAGATTTAGATTTACCACACTTGATAATCCTGCTATTGACCCTGAAGAGTTAGAATCAGCAAAAAGAGAAGTAGGCTCTATTGTCTATGCACAAGAATATATGGCAGAATTTGTAGAAGCAGGACAAGGACTATTTAAACCAGAGTGGGTATCTTATTTTGATGTAAATACAAATGGTTTTTATGTAGGTGGTGGAGGACAATGGGACCCAAATGATTTAGAACATTTTGGAGCAGTTGATGTTGCAGTTACTACTGAAAAATCTTCTGACTATACAGTAATAATGTCTTTTGCAAGAACTCCTAGTAATCAACTTTTCTTAGAAGATTTAGTAAGAGTAAAAATGGAGGGACCTGATATTGTTCCTGCAATGCAAAGACAATCTCATAAACATAATTGGAGATATGTACTTATGGAAAATCAGGGATTCTCAAAAGCATTTATACAACAAGCGCAAAGGGCAGGATTGCGTGTAAAAGAAATGCGTGCAGAAAAGGATAAAATAACCAAAGCTTTACCACTAAGTGCTAGGATGGAGGCAGGCGAAGTTATGTTTCGTAAAGATTCAGCTTGGCTTACGGAATTAGAGAGAGAGTTATTGACTTTTCCTGTTGGAGCACATGACGACCAAGTCGATGCTCTGGGTCTCGCAGCACAGTCAGTACAAACTAGACGAGAATGGACAGCTTACTAGATGGAAGAAAAAAATAGATTCCAGAAGGCTCTGGATTTCATTATTCCTAGAAGAGGGAATAGTGAGCAAAAACTACAAGGTAATTTTAACCAGCACTTTGGCAATGATGCTTCTATATATGGATATAACAGCTCAGCTGGTTTTTTTGAATCACAGAAATTAAAAGAAATTGGTGATGGCTCAGGTAATTCAGCTGTAGTCGCATGTCTTAATGTACTAGCAACCTCATTTTCAGAACCTAAGCTACAAGTAATAAGAAAAGACACAAAGTATTTAGATAGTGAAATAATTCAAGAACATCCACTATCAAAATTATATTCAAGACCTAATCCTTTTATGTCAGCTAACCTATTATCACATTATATAGTTTTAGCTTTAAATACATTAGGAGATGCGTTCCTTTATAAGAACAGAGATAAAAATGGTAAAGTTGTAGAGCTTGTTCCATTGATGCCACATTTAGTAGAAGTAAGAGGTAATGAAAATAAATTAATTACACATTACGATTATTACTTATATGGTAAAGGCGACAAGATAGAACTTCCAGAATCTGATGTAGTCCATATAAGACAAGGTATAGACCCAAATGACCATCGTAGAGGACATGCTCCTCTAAAAACAGTTTTAAGAGAAATTTTAGGTGATGAATCTGCTGGCCAGTTCACAGCGGCACTATTAAATAACATGGCTGTGCCAGGCGTAGTACTCACACCTAGAAATGATGGATTTGGTGGACCTACTAGAGAAGAAGCAGAAGCAATATCTCAAATGTATAAAGAAAAATTTGGTGGACAAAATCGTGGTGCTCCAATGGTATTGTCTGGTGCAATGAACATTGATATTGTATCTTTTTCTCCAGACCAAATGAAGTTAGCAGAACTTAGAAGAATCCCAGAAGAAAGAGTATCTGCAGTTTTAGGCGTGCCCGCAATTCTCGCAGGCCTCGGGGCTGGATTGGATTCGGCCACCTATAACAATACGAAGGAATTAAGAGAGTTTTTTACAGAGCAAAAACTTGTTCCTATGTGGAGAACAGTAGCTGCTGAATTGACTCATCAATTATTGATACCAGATTTTAAAGATGAAGGTTTTGAGTGTATGTATGATATTCAAGGCGTAAGAGCTTTACAGACAGATATGGACAATCTTTACAAAAGAGTAAATATGGGCGTATCTGGTGGTTGGATAACCATTGGTGAAGCTAGACAAGTCGTTGGATTAGATGTAGATGAAAAACATGATGTATATCTAAGACCATTAAATATGATTCAAGTAGATACAAATGGTAATGCAATTCTTAATGACACTCCGCAAGAAAATAGAAGCCAAGCTGCACAAGTGGCTAGATTACCAGAAGCTGCTGGATACAATGATGAAGTAAGTATTAAAGCTACTACTGACTCTACTCAGTATCCAATTGAATCTACTAGACAACCTAGAATACAACAAAATGAAGAACCTCGTAATGAAGAAAAATATATTGCAAAAATGCCTAATGGTGCATTCTGTGTAATTAGTCATGACACAGGAAAAGTAATTAAATGTTTTGATACGGAAAAAGAAGCTGAAAAGTTTTTAGGTAAAAAATCAGGACACCCAGATAGAAATACTTCTAGCAATATGTGGATGTATGACACAATAGAAGCTGCTGAAAGAAGAGCTAAAGAAATTGGTTGCGAAGGTTATCACGAACATGAAGTAAGAGGTACTACTTATTACATGCCTTGTGCAAGCCATGAACAAATGGAAAGGTCTAAAAAATCTTATCTTGTTGATATAATGGAAGAACTCAAAGTAAGTTTAGAAGAAGCAGAAGTTATTATGGAATCGCAATTTAGTATTGAACCAGAAAACATAAAAGAAAAACCTAAGAAAGATAGAACAAATTTTCCAAGTCCAGGTGATGATAAACAAGTATCACTTTCAAATTCAAAATATAAGCAATTTCCATATGGGTATGCTAAAGACCTAAAAGAAAATTGGCCTGAGATTTGGAGAAGAGCTGGTAACGGAGGTAATCCTCCTACATCATTTACAGGAAATGATGCCTTCGCTAATTGGACTAAATACAAGTCTGGTGATAGAAGTGAATCAGTTCTTAACTGGGTTCGTAGAAGAGAACGTTTTATGGGTAGACATCAAAACAATAATAGACTTAATGGCACTATTGCCAATATTAAGTGGGGTGGTGTTTCTAACATAGGTGTTCCTGCTATGAAAAAAATTATTAATGACCAAAAAGAAATTGTTAGAGCTAGGAGAAAAAATGCATCTGATTTAGCAGAAATTATGGCAGATGATATTGCTTTAAAATCTGTTTCTTCAAGAGTAAGAAAAATACTTTCTGAAAAGACAAAAAATCATAATGCTAAAAATCCAAAGCATAGAACAAATACCAGAACTTTGGTCTCAGTTTTTAATAGAGGTGTCGGTGCTTACAAGACTAATCCTTCTTCAGTTAGAGGTAATGTTACTTCAGCTGACCAATGGGGAATAGCCAGAGTAAATGGGTTCTTACACGCTTTGCGTACTGGACGATTTAAGAGAAAGCCTTATGACCAAGACTTACTACCTTCTTCCCACCCTCTCTCATCTAAAAAGAGTGGAGAGAAAGCAGCTAGTGTTAGAGTAGGACAATCTGTTAGTTGGTCTATAAACAAGGACCCAGACCCACCCTCAACTGTTCATGGAGTAGTCACATCAGTAAGTGACGGAGAAGCCACTATGCAAGTCTATGCAATAATGGAAGACGGAAAACATAAAAAGACTGACAGAAAAGTAACAATGCCAGTTTCAAAACTCACAGTTATAAAAGATATAAAAGACGAATAAAATACCACTCTTTTTAAAAGCTTCTGCAAAAATTACTATATAGCGTACCTTTTAATAAATCTGTTAACAGAGGAGATATTAATAGCTATGTCTGAAAAAGAAGTAAAGGCAATCGACTTCGAATTGAAGGACGATGCCGAAGGTAAAGTTTCTGCCGTATTTTCAGTATTCAATAGTCTAGATTCCGATGGAGATGTTGTTCTCCCAGGTTCAATCAAATCAGGTTTTAAATCTGGTGATGTCCCTATGGTATGGGCTCATAAATGGGACATGCCAATTGGTAAAGGAAGAATTGAAGAAGACGAAGGAAAAGCTACCTTTAATGGTCAGTTTTTCTTAGATACTGATTCTGGACAAGAAGCTTATAAAATAGTAAAAAACATGGGTGACATGCAACAATGGTCATTCGGTTATAGAGTCAATGATGCTGAAAGAGCACCTTTTAAAAGTGCTAATTCAGATGAAGAAGTTGACGCAAGATATTTAAAAGATTTAACAGTCTTTGAAGTTTCACCAGTATTAGTTGGTGCAAACCAAGAGACTTATACTATGGCAATTAAATCCAATAAAGAATTACTAGAAGATTTAGTTGAAGATGAAGTTAAAAATGTTTTAGGTTCTGAATCTTTTGAAAAAGAAGAAGAATCTGAATCTTCTGAAGAGCCAGTAGTTGCACACAATGCAAATGCTGAAACTTGTGAACATTGTGCAAAAATGTTAGAAAACCCTGCGGTTTATCTAAAAGAATTGATAGATGCACAAGATTCTGAAGAAGAAATAGAGGTGTCCGAGAAAAGTCAAACTTTCTCAGAACAAGTCAAAGATGTGCTTGCTGCATTGAACGACTTGATGGTACGAGCTACCGCCATTGCGATGTTGCGTGCTAAAGATGGAAGAAGCCTCGGAGTAAAAGCAACTGAAGCGCTAAGAGCAGTACAAGACGATTTAAATGATGCATGGGTCGAATTAGACCAATTTATCGAAAACGTTGGAACTGAAGGTGCTTTGGAGTTAGAAGTAGAAGAACAACAACCTGTTGAAGACGACATTGAAGATGAAGACCCATCTGATGACGTTGAGGCTGTAGAAGAGGTAGAATCTTCAGAGGAACCTGAAGTTGAATTACCTGAAGCCGTTGCAGATGATAACAGTGAATCCTTTGACGATGGTTTTGATGCCGAGTGGTCAGAAGGTCAGCAATTATTAGCTGACACAGTGGATATTGACATAACAGAAGAGGACGAGCCTGTCCTCTAAAATATAAACCAAATATATAGGAGAAGTAACCAATAATGAGTAAAGTTAAAGAGCTCAAAGAGCAAATAGCTAAATCTCGTGAAGAGCTTAAAGAAGCTTTCGTTCCTTCAGAAGACGGCAAGTACACACCTGAAGCCAAAGAGAAAATCAAAGGCCTCAACTCTGAACTTGCAGAACTTGTTGAAGATTTAAAA